CGTAACCGCGGTCTGCACTCTGCATTCACTGTTCGTAAAATTTCCAACGGCGAAGGCGTTGAGCGTGTCTTCCAGACTCACTCTCCGGTAGTTGACAGCATTGCTGTTAAACGTCGTGGTGCTGTGCGTAAAGCTAAACTGTACTACCTGCGTGAGCGCACTGGTAAGTCTGCTCGTATCAAAGAGCGTCTTAACTAAGATTCGCTTTCGCGACATCCCAATAAGTCGTGATAAATCAAAGGGTTGGCTTAATTGTCAACCCTTTTTTTATGTCCCATGTCCATGAATTGCCCACAACAGATCGTGCGTGGATACTCATGGATATAAAAAAACCTGCTTTCGCAGGTTCCTTTTACATCCACAGCTGACCTTGCTGATAGCGGGTAGGGTGGGGCGGCGCTGGAACTACTTCCCCTGGCTTAACAATAAATCTGGCAAGCGATTCATGCGTGACGAATGTGCAGGCGCAATTGATGTTTTGGCATTGATGGTAGCGCTCTTTGGTCTCAGTACTGAGATACCTGCTTGAGCGTGCATGTGCTGCATCTTGGCATAATGGACAGTGCATCATAAGTATTTCCCCTCGACTCGCTTGAATGAAAGGATAATAAACCCCCGGAGTGCATTTGCAAGTTAAGTTTGCAAAATTAAGCCTAAGCAGTTTCGTATTCCACTCCTGCGAGCCTCACTTCAAGCTCAAGCGACGTAATAAATCCATTATTGCTCAGCGAGTGAGTAACTTTGGTGATCGTCCAGGCCTGCTCATCAATAACCTTTTTGAACCCTGACACTTCGACTGGCGCCTCGGGGAACAAATCCGCGCGCCCGGTTGCGAGAAGGATAGAAAACTCAGCGACGCCGCGCTGTAATTTATCCCATTTGGCCTGTGCTGCTCTCGTTGCCTGCGCTTTGGTGGCATATACCGTTGTCATTACGAAAACGTTATCCGCTTCGCCCGCCATGTATTCCCCTTCGCGCGCCTCGGGCTCTTTCTTTTTCTTCTTCGCTGCCTTCGCTTTTGGATGCTGCAGGGCGCGCAGATGCTTCACCTTTGGCTTGCGCTTGACCTTGACCTCCTGAGGCTTCGGATCTTTTGTATGCAGCCATCGAGCGCTTACGCCTGTGTAAGCGCCTCTGTCGGCTATCGCGAACTGGTGCCGGTCGCCATCGCTACGGGTAATGATGACCTGCGGGATAGGCCTGCCCTTTGCAGTAATGCCCCGGCCCGCCCTGATAAAGAGCAGCTGACCCGCTTTAACTGATACCTCCCCGCCGTTACGGTCAGCCAGGCGCGTTAAAAATGTGGCGTCCGATTCCTGCGACTGGTCGATGTGCGGGATTTTTATAGCGGCCAGCTCCGGTGCCACGCTGGCCTTGAGCTTGTTGCGCTCTGCAATGGTGGTCACCACTGCCCCGAGGGTGGTGTCATGCCATGACTGCTCGCGGCGGGAGTTAAGCGAGCCACGGAAATCAGCACTACGGGCGCGAATGGTCACGCTGTCCGGCGCGCCGCGGTGCTCAACCTCATCAACCGTAAAGCTACCTTTATCGACGAGCTGCTCGCCTTTCCAGCCAATGGACAATTTCAGCACAGCGCCGCGAACCGGCAATGAAACCTTGCCGTCGGCATCGTCCAGTTCAATATCAAGCTGGTCAGCCTCAAAGCCCCGGTTATCGGTCAGCGTCATGCTCATCAGTCGATCGCTGATATTGCCGGTAATATCCTTGCTCTCAAGCATCAACAGATAGGCCGGGGTTTTAACGCCCCCCGCGTCGTTGGTCAGCTCATTCAGCATCAGCCCACCCCCAGCATACTTGTGACTTTAGTCGCGGCTTCTCCGGCCTTACCAATCAGGATTTTTGCCTGTTCGCCAATATCGCCATAGACCTTCGCGAGCGACGGATCGACGCGGGCCAGTGTCAGCGTGAAATCAATCCGGCGCGGTGAACCGTCAGAAAAAAACACGCTGCCCGTTTCGCTGATGTTGGTAATAACAAACATCCCGTAAATCATCCCGGTGCCCGATAATAACGGCCAGGCGCGCCCCTCCTCAGCCATGCGATTTAATGTCAGCATCGACATCTTGCCGCCGGTCAGCTCGGGGAACAGGACGCCGCTCAGCGTGGCCTTTTCATCGCCCGGCCCGAGAAACTGAAAAGCGTCACGCTTACCGACGCGACTATTTGACGGCCAGCGATATTCCGCGTCTCGCTGCATTGTCTGATATGGCAGCGTTTGCCGCATAAAGACAAACATGCCCAGCGCCATCATCATCGTTTTTCTCCTCTATCCGTCCAGTGCCATATTCGAGCGGTTCCGGGCGCGTCGCTCCCGTTCGGCCTTCTCCATCGCCTCGGTGACCGTGCGCTCAATCTTCGCTTTATCCGCCACGTCGCCGTTGATGGTGACGTGCATTTCGGTTTTGCTGTTATCGACGACCGACTTACCTGCCGGCGCGGTTACTTTTTTATAATCCCCCGATCCGAAGTCACCACTGAGGCCGCTGGGGCGCATCGTGCCGAGTGTGGCCGCGCGGGTTTTTTCGGCTGTCTTGTCAAGATTGCTGGACTCTTTGTTAATCACGCCGAGCCTTTCAAGCAACCAGCTCACGCCGCCCTTGAGCTTGTTGAAGGAGTTAAGCGGAAGCATCAGCGCATCGGCCAGCGCCTGACCGAACATCACCCCCGCATTGCGACAGCTGTCGAGCGTTTCCTTACTCGATTTCACAGGCTCAATAAGGTCTTTGAACCACTGCCACACTGCCTTGAGCTTGTCGCCGAGCCATTCAAAAACCGGCTTCAACGGATCAAACAACTCGACTACCGGCGCGAACGCCTGGCGCAGCCCTTCAACGACACCGGCGAAAAAGACACTGATGGGTTCCCAGTACTTACGGATGAGCAGCGCCGCCGCGACGATGACCGCCACAACAGCCACGATCGGCCACGACAGCAACCCGATAGCAGTACCGATACCGCCAGCCACGGCGCTGAACACCGTACCCAACAAACCGGCCGCAGCGATAATGGCGTTAATGCCCATAACGACCGGCCAGGCGACCAGGCCGATAGCACCAACCAGCCCGATAATGCCAACGGCAACGGCTGCGATGGTAGTCAGGGTCTGCGCAATTTTGGGGTTTTTCTTTATCCACTCATCAAGGCGCAGCACGTATTTTTGTGCAGTCTGCACAAGCTTGCGCAGGGAGGACTCCTGCTGGTCGAAAAGATCTGTACCCACGGCCTCATAAGCAGACTGGAATTCTTTGAAATCCCCACCGAGGTTGTCCTGCATTACCGCGACCAGTTCCGCCGTTTTGCCACCCGAGGCTTTAAACGCTGCGGTCAGTGAGTCCAGCTTTCCCGACATGGCATCGGTCATGAGTACCGCTGCCGCCGAAGATGCCTCCTCACCAAAGATGACCTTTAGGTATTCAGCTTTCTGCCCGGTACCAAGCTTGTTTTTATCGAAGCTGGCCTGTATTTCTTTCAGGATGGTGAAGATGGGGCGGGTGTTGCCTTTGCTGTCTGCCGTTTTAACGCCCAGCTCTTTAATTGCGTCATACGCCTGGCCGGTGGGCGCCTGCAGCCGGCTCAACACTGCCCGGCTACTCGTGCCAGCCATCGAGCCGGTTATCTTGGCATCATGCAGCGCCCCGACCATTGCGGCAGTTTCCTCGATACTCACCCCGGCATTTTTTGCCACCGGCGCGACATAGGTCAGCGCGTCGCTCATGGTTTCAAAGTCAGCGGCGGTTTTGTTCATGGTCATCGAGAGAACATCCCCGATGTGACCGATTTTGTCGTTTGAGAGCTGGAAAGCCGATTTCATACCCATCAACAGCGCGGCGTTCTCCTCCATCGTGCGGCGGTTAGCCAGCGCCATATTGAGGGTTACCGGTGTTATTGCCTGAATTGCCTGCGTATCTGCGCCACCTTTAGCGATGACAATCTGCGCCCCGGCGGCATCATCTGCTGAGGCCGCCGTGGTGTCGCCGAGCTGGCGCGCCTGCGCCCGCAGCGCCTGCATTTCCTGCGAGTCTTTCGCGACCCCGAGTACCGCCTGCAGCTCAGAGTTTTTCTGCGCAAACTCATAGCCCGGCCGCATCAGGCCGACGCCGGCAAGGGTGGCTGTCGTGGCGATCCCCACACCGGCCGCACCGGCGGCGGCTGCACTGCCGGCCATCTCTTTTCCGGCCTGATAGCGCTGTTTTACGCGGTTGAGCTTTTCCTGCTGTGCGCTGACGCGGGCCAGCGCCTCACGCTGCCGGTTAAGCTGTGCCGTGGTCTGGCTGAGGGAGTCTTTCAGACGGCGCTCATCTGCGGCCAGCGTGCGCGTGTTGATACCCGCCTGGGTAAGCTCCTGCCGCTGACGCTGCACGGATTGCTTGAGGCTGTTGTGCTTACTCTGGAGTGCTGCCGCGCTGCGCCGGGCGGCCTCCATTGCCTGAGCCTGTGCGCGGGTGGGTTGCTCGGTGTTTTTGAACTGTAGCGCCAGTTCCCGCGCCTCATCTTTAGCTTTTTTCAGCTCCTGACCGGTAACGGCCAGTTGCGCGCTGGCTTTGCGAAATCCTTCAATGCGTGATGCCTGGCCATTAAGTTCGCGCAGTGTTTTTTGCGTTTCCCGAACCTCGCCAGACAGCGATTTGCTCGCTGTCTGGATGGATTTAAACGGGCGCGTCGCCTGGTCAACAGCCTTGAGTAATACCTGTAATTTAACGTTACTCATTCGTGCTTCCGCTTCGCTGTAGCGCCTTTTCGCGCCAGTGGATGAGCTCGGTAATACTCATGGGATAAAGCTCTGATGGCGGCCAGTGGAAGATCACCGCAATATCCGCCATCAGGTCATCAACCGACAGGTTTTTCGGAAAGTCTACTGCGCCGAACTCGGCGACAAAAAACCGACTACCTTCCCGGCCAGCGCCAGAATATCCGGCAGGCCCAGCGCGGCGACTTCCTGCTCGGTCAGTGACGGCATGGTCATGCGCGGCAGCACCTTAATCAGCGCATCAATGTCGGAATTTGCCACTGATGCAAGGCTCACGCCGCGCAGGGTGCCGGTATTCGGGGTAATCATGGTCACGCTTTCGATGATCTGCCCGCCGCGTTTTACAGGGGTTTCAAGGGTGACGACGTTTTCGTTTTCTTTGCTCATGGGATTCTCGCTTTTTAAAAGTCAGGATTAACCGGCCAGCGGTGCTGGCCCGGTGGATTACAGGCCGATGTTACGGCGATGCTGTTCGAGGCGGTCGGTGCCGTTCACGCGCTCAATCATGTTGATGGTGTCGATCTCAACCAGCTCCTTACCGTCCATGCTCAGCTTGAAATAGGTGCAGGCAACCGAGAGCTTTGCCTCAGTGTCCTCACCCTGCTTGCCTTCGCCCGTATCGATTTCTTTGATGCGCCCGCGCATCGATACCTCGACCGCAACGACCTCGCCGGTATCGTCGCGCTGGTAGGAGCCGGCAAAGCGGATCGGGGCGGCATCAATATTCGGAGAGCCGTACATTTTCCAGATAACCTCATCCGGGAAGCCCCCGAGCGACAGCTCCAGTGACAGGGCGTCATCGTCCAGACCGAGATCGACCGGCGCGCTACCGTTCATCACTGCGCCCCGATAGTTTTCCAGTTTGCGGGTCAGCTTCGGCAGGGTCATGGACTTCGCCACGCCCACATAGCTGTAGCCATCCATAAACACATTCATGAGTTTTAATTTGCGCGGCATTGCCATTTATCGGCTCCTTATTTGCTGTTGACCGAGGAGACCAGATTCGCCAGGTACTTATCTGTGATGCGCTGGCGCAGCGTCAGATTCTCCAGTGGCGGCACCGGCGTATAGTCATAATCGATGCTGAGCTTTCCGGCTTTCAGCGTTTCTGCGTCGTTGGCTTCCTCATCAAACCAGCACGTCGCGTCAACGATGTAACCGTTAGTTTTCAGCTCGCGGAATTTCGCATTGATGCCATCGACGATGTCACGGATCAGCGTGGCGGTGATGGGCTTATCAACCGCCCACATATGTGCCTCCGCCATCGTGTCGGCGATGACCTGCGCGGTGCGGGTGTAGTTCTCAAACAGGAAAAGCGGGTCATCGGCACAGGTGCGGTTACCCCAGAAGCGGAAACCATCTTTGCGGATAAGGGTGGTTACCCCAGCTTCGTTCAGCAGGTCGGCATCAGTGCCAGTTTCCTGCAGATCCCAGAATACCGACGCACTGATACCAGTAACGCCGTTTACGCCAACGTTAGACAAGGTTTTATGCCAGCCCTGTTCCTGGTCGATTTTGGCGCGCAGGCCGAGCGCGCGGGCGGTTGCGTGGGCGGTAGAGCTGGAATTAGTGGTGGTGCTCCACGCCAGAAAATCAGGCCAGATAAGCATGAGCTCGCGCTGGCTGAAGTTTTCACGGTACTTGATGGCGTCAGAGATAGTTTTGCAGCCCCACGCGCTGATATAACCGAACGCGCGCAGCTTCTGGCAGATCGGCGCGAGAGCGGTCGCCACTTCCAGCGTGTCATAGCCCGGCACGCCGAGAATGCGCGGCTTAACGCCGGTCACCGCCTCAGCAGTGAGCAGGGCTTTCAGGCCGATATAGTTCCCGTTAGCGTCAGTGGTGCCGATGATGTTAGAGATGGTCTGCGCGAGCGCTTCCTCCTCATCATCGCCTTCACCTTCTGCCACGCGCACGACAATGGTCACCGGCTTTGACTGATCGGCGATAGCCTGGAGGGAGGCTGCGAGGGTGCCTTTTTTGCCGGCTTTCGCGATAGCGCTTTGCACGCTGGTAATCAGCACCGGCACATTGAGGGGAAAGGTTGCCGGGTCGGCATCGCTGGCTGTGCAGACCATGCCGACAATAGCGGTGGATACGGTCGAAATGACGCGCGTGCCGTCGTTGATTTCGACGACCTGCACGCCATGATGAAAATCACTCATCCGTTTAACTCCGTGGGTTTTGGGTGAGTGATATTTTCAGGCTCGCCCCTGCGCGGGGCTACCCAACTGCGGTGGGTGATATCTGGTACAACGTGAATATCACTGACGTTGACCGAACATTGCTGCGCCGTCAGATTATCTCTATCAACTGTCGGTAAATCAGGTGTATGCACAGGGAAATGGTTGTAAAAAAGCGCCGTGAAAAATTACACTTGAGAACTCACGATTCAAACCACATGGAATCAAACTAAAGGGAATGATGAAATGCTAATTTTAATGTTAATTGTCGTCGCAGTATCTACACTTTGGTCATACGTTGCATTCCCTGATCATTCTCCGTTTACCATGTACAACAGAGATATAATTACCGCATCATTGAACATGTTAACCGGGCTTTATAAATTCACTTTGCCGTCCGCTTGTTGGTCAGTTGCTCTGTTTTATCTCTGCGATTTCTTTATGGCTACTATAAGGAAAAGTTCAGATTTCATGATTGAGTTCTATAAGGGTATCAGGGCAGACATATTGTTTCTGATTCCACTGGCAGCAATCCTTTTTATTATCTACCGTGTAACCCCCTACGAATTTACCAGCACGACTATAGAAGTAGGCATGGCCGCAATCAGTTTCGTTTTTTATGCAAATATTGCCATTTTAAAAATGTTTAACTTCAGAATTGGCCGGCATTCATTCTCCAGACGGTTTACAGTTTTTTTCATCATTGCCAATGTGACCGCTTCCATTTACTTCATCTCCTGGATAGTTGATATAGCAAATGGGAACTACAGTTTCATCCAGTCCCTTTGGATGCAAATCACTGTACTATCTTTTGCACTTTCACTGTTTGTTGGCAACAAACTGCTGGCTTTTTATATGAATAAGGGTCGGATTGAACCATCACCACTTTTGATAGCGATTGTTGAGAAACTTCCCAGTAAATATCATTTCCTCCGACAAACAATCTACTTAACGAATGAGTTAAACAAAGAAATCGAAAGAGAGAGGGCTATTAGCTCGCGCGCAAAGCGTAAGCAGCATAAAAAAAGGAAAAATAAGTAAGTACCGTACTGGTTTAGTGCGCCTTTGCAGGCGCACTTTCACAGCGCTTCAGGCCATTCAATATCAGGGGCAGTGGTGGTATCTATTTTCAAAAGCTGATACCGGTACTTAAGCCACGCGGTTAATTTCGCCTTGTCTTCTTCCTCAATGAAGCCGCCCGCCTCTGCGTCTTTTAGTGTTTCAATAATTACCGCTGCGGCATTAAGCCGCTGCTGCTTCTCCTCATCAGCCTGGGCTACCGCCGCCGCTTTCCCAGCCACGGTATCGGTTATCCATTCGCTGCCGTTCCATACGTCGAAAGCCGTCGCCGGTGCAGACGAAACATAGCCGTCACCAATCGCGCCCAGCTCAGTAACTTCGATTCGCGAGCCGTCGGTTATTGAATAATAAGTCCGGCCGCGCCTGTCCTCTACATCCTGCCATTTCCCCCCACGGAAGCAGCGCGCAAACCCGGCTTTTTCTGCCGCTGGTTTCTTGCTGGTTGAGTGCGCGGGCAGGCCCACTCCGACAGGAATAAACTCATTGCTAATGCAAAGAAATTCGCCGGTAACAGTATCAATATTATAAATAGTGATGGTTCCCGCCGTTACCGCCAGGCCATTCTTAAATACAGGCTGCGTCATTATTCTGCCCTTACGATATAGTTAAATGCGATGTTGCGAGGCCTGTTTTCAGCCGCTGTATTTACCACTCTTGAAGCGTCAAAGTTAAACGTGTCAGGCGACTTAGAACCAGAGCCAGCCTGTAATGGCACGTAAGGGTTTGAGCCATCGTTGTATCGAACCTCAAAAGCGCCACCTGCTTCAACGAGCGAACCGTAAGAAAGCCCGACGGTGGATCTGGAAAAAAACCGGCCTGTAATATTCCTGATAGCGTCACCCTGCATGGTCAGCACTTCGCGGCCTGCATCAACACCCCTTCCATCATCCCAGCCGCGAATAAATTCACCGCGCAAATCGGGCAAAACACCGCCCGGGTAAATTGCCGCAAGCTGCGGATATTTGGCCTTGTCGAACGATGCGCCGTTAAGTTTCAGAAAGCCAGCGGGCGGCGTGGCCAGGGGGTAAGGGATCGGCACGCCCACCGGGATGAAAAGCGACTCTCCTAAACCGAGGTTTTTGAGAACCTCCGCAACAAGACCGGCGTCCGCCATTTCTTTCAGGGCGTTAGCGATCAGCGGGTATTGATTGTGCGGGTTCGCCGCCTCGACATGCTTTTTCAGCAACCCGTCAGAGTACGCTTTTACCTCGATAACTTTGTCATCGACATACTTGCGCGTTGCCAGCACGACCGACGGGTCGATTTTCAGGGTGATCGCCGCGGTGCTCGATACAATCAGGACCATGCGGATGGTCTGCGTGCGTCCGCTGCCTTCCTGCAGCTGGGGCTTGTACGTCTCCGGGCAGTTCGCCACTGCAATCAGCACGCCGTCATCGTCGTAAAGGCCAATTTCACGAATCCAGAAACCGCCTTCATTTTCGGGGATGATCTGCTCCGCGATAATCTGGCTGGGGTTGTTCGGGTCAACCTCAAGCAGGTTCAGCGGCGCAATGCGCTTCTGGTTAATCAGTTTCGTTTGTGCCGTGTCAGGCGTCGGCAGTACGCCGTTCGCATCCCCCACCGCCATTTGCGTCAGGTTCAGCTTTGTACCGAGCGCGGTCGCGTTCGCCAGCCGCGCCGCGCCCTGACTGGTCAGAATGGCAAAATATTTCGCTGTCATGCGTTCACTCTCAGGTTATCAATCAAATGAATGGCCGAGGCCGGGTAGTACTCGCCGCCGACGGTGATTTCCTCGGGCAGGTACGGATAAACGGTCATCGTGTCGCCGCTGTAGCTGCCGGCACCGACGTGAAGCTCGCCCGAGGCGCTCAGGCTTATCGCCAGCCCCGTCAGGTGGCGGCTTGCCGGTTTGGCGTCCTCAATCAGCCTTTCCAGCTCCTGATACATTTCATCGGTGATGCCGGTATCGAGCACCCCCACAACCAGGCGAAACGTGCCGGGCTCCTCGTTGAGCTGCCACCACTCCCGCACCTCTATCAGATAGCCCAGCGGCTCAACGACGCGCCGCAGGGCGCTGATGGTTCCCTTGTGCTGATGCACGTAAAACGATGAGGCGATAACGCTGCGCTTCGTGGCGTCCGGCCAGTTGAAATCCCAGCGATCAACCGACAGCGCCCATGCCAGATAGGGGAGCAGCGGCACCGGGCAGGTGGCCGGGTTCCACAGGGTGCGAAGCGGCACCGGTACGCGGGCAATCTCTGCGGCAGCTTTCGCCGCAGCCACTTCCAGCGCAGACGAGCCGACCGGGAGCAGCCTGTCATCAGTCATCAGTACCCCCTGCGGTAATGGTGTACTCGGTGCAGTAAGACGCCTGGTGTTTATCGAGCACGATGTCCGCCGCCGGCGCGGTCAGTTCAACACGCTGCACGCCCTCAACATGCAGGGCGGCATAAATGGCAGACTGGCGAATATCGCGACCGAGCCGGTGCTGCGAGGTGATGTAGGTTCTGAGCTTTTGCTCTGCCGCCTGGCGGATCGGCTCCGCCTCCGGGCCGGGGTAAAAATAGAGCGTGGCGTCAATCTGGTAAGGCAGGATCTCCGCGCTCTGCACCGTCACGCGGTCGCCCACCGGGCGCACGTCCTCCGCGTTCAGCGCCTTTTCAACAATGCCGAGCAGTTCAGCGCTGGCCGCGCCGTCACCCTCGCGGGAAAGCACGGTAATGGTCACGCGTGCCGGCGACGGGCTGACCACTGAAATATCGGCGACCCGCCCGTCAGCGCTGCGCCCGTGGTACTCATACGCACCAACCGGGCCGGCAACGCTCAGCCCCTCGAAAGCCTGCTGCGCGCGCAGGCGCAAATCCGTATCCGTTTCCATGACCGCCGGCGTGGGCGGCAGCGTGGTTTCATCCTCCGGCGTGATGGTCAGACGTCCGGTATTGTTGTTCGCCGCCATGACATCGAGATCGTCACCTGCGGCGTAGGCCAGCATGGTCGCCCGCGCGGCTTCGTTGACGCGCTGCCGCCAGATGATCTCCCGGTAAGCGTTCTCCTGCAGGAACTTTGTAAGCGGCTCGGATTCGAGCGACAGCGTGCGGGCCACGGCGTCCTGCTCATCTTCCGGGAACAGTGAGACCAGTGTCGCCTTACGCTCGGTCAGGATACTTTCAAAATCGAGCTCCTCGACGACATCCGGGGCCGGGAGCTGGCTGAGGTCAATCAGTGGCATGGTTTCAACTCACAGGTAAGGTTAAGGACAGGGGCGCGCCGCTGTCGGTGAGCTGCCCGGTTACGTTCACGACCATGCGCCCGTTGAGCTGGCGCTCGGTTGTGACCTCTGTCAGCGTGACGCGTGGCTCCCACTTCAGGATCGCCATGTAGCAGGCCACCTTGATTTGCAGCTCCAGCGCCGGGTTTTGTGGCTGGTCTATCATGTCGGATAACAGCGAGCCGTAATCACGACGCATCACGCGCGAGCCGATCGGCGTGCGCAGGATGTCGCTGAGGCTCTGTGCGATATGCTCCTCATCAGTAATCGTCCGGCCATTACCGCGCCGCAGGCCGATATAACGCGCCGTCATTGAACACCCTCCGTCCAGCTCCCGCCTTTCTGTACGCCGCCGTGATTATGGCTATCGACCTGCACGCAGTTGGAGGTGAGCGCGCCGCCCGAATGGCTGATATTGCCCTTCATCGTGCCGCCCGCCTGCACCTCAAGCGAACCGGTAATGAGTTTGTTGGTGCAGACCACTTCCGGCGTATCGAGCGTGATGCGGGTTTGTGCACGAACGGTCACAAGCGGCACTGTCGCGGTGAGGGATTCTGAGGCGGTAATGTCGGCGGTTCTGATGCCGCTGACAGCGAGCGCGCCGGTTTCTGGCTCGTACTCAATGACCGCACCGTCAGGAAATGCCACATGCAGCGCATCAGCCGAGGCTGACGGTGGGTTATGTTCATCAGAGTAAATGCCTGGCAGCACGAAAGCGGTATCAAGCTCACCGCCCACAGCGAGGAGCAGCACCTGCTCGCCAACTGAGGGCGCCCACCATGTGCGCGAGCGCCCGGCACGGTTTGTCAGCCACTGGAGCCAGTCGGTTTTAATGCCGCCGGTCTGTACGCGACACCGCCCGGCGGCATGGTCGATTTCGACAACGACGCCGGTGCGTATCATATTTCTTAGTAGTCTTAGCATTTGATTGAGCTGTATGTTCATGCAGCGCATAATGGCGTCGCTAAACATTCAAGTGAAGCTGATGGGCACTTGCCATCGCTCTTACAACAATCAATGATTAGGTTGAGCACATGACAACAAATTTTTTTACTCTTGATTCCACACAACAGCCGATTCGAGATTATATTAAGGTTATCAACGACTGTTCTGTAAATAGTGAGTTTGAAAAGGAGCGCAATGAACTTATTGTGTCAATGCTCCAGTATTTTTTATCCACTCCGGTAGCTTGGGATGAAAAAGCTTTGTTCAACATTGAATATGCGGGCAGAAGATTTCTTGATGTACTTTCAAATCCCTCAGATACTAAATTTCAGCTTGATTCATTGTTTGGTTATTGCTTTAGGTTTGCACTTGAGAAGCTATTTTTCTTTAATGATGACGATAACAGATTAAACCTTGTCAGCAGTGTGAAAAATTTTGGTATTTATAGATTTAATGAGTTTGAAGGTTTTGTGCAAATTCAAATTGACTTTGCTTTGAAAGAAATGCCAATGGAGATGACTAAATATTTTCTCAAAAGCGACGATGTAAAAAGCTATCGTGACTTTGTGCACTGTTTAGCTGAAGGGAAGAACTTTACCTCTCAGTGGGAGCAATACTTAAAAAAACAGCATGAAGCGATCGATGATATCCACAAGACGCTTCAAGGATATGAGAGTGCATTTAACTTTGTTGGTCTTTATGATGGTTTCAATAAACTGGGTAAACAAAAGAGAGCTGAGATTAGATGGTCCCGCTGCCTATTGTTGTTATTGGCAATTATTATCCCGGCACCAATTTTATACCAGTATTTTCATATGCCGCTCATAGATGTAACTCAAGGCGCAATTGATAAGGTTATTACTTTTATACCTTTCATTTCTCTTACGTTCATATTAATTTATTTTTTTAGAGTTGCGCTTTCAGGTTATAACTCATTGCGTGCGCAAATAGTGCAAATTGAACTTAGAAAAAGCCTTTGTCAATTCATCCAAAGTTACTCTAAGTTTTCCTTGGAGATTAGGGAGGCTAATGAGGATGCACTGAAAAAATTTGAAGAGGTTGTTTTTTCGAATATAATGCCATCAGATGATAAAATACCATCTACATTTGATGGTTTAGAGCAAATTGCATCACTAATTAATTCAGTTAAGCCTAAATAATGTATATGGGGCATCACGCCCTAAAACAATGTAAGGGTGACTTCAGTACTGTGTTATATGCTCGATGATCACTCTTTCAATATTTGACAATTCATCCTCAGTAAAGCCCAGTAATTCACGCACCGGGTATTCCACTGCTACGCCGTTTCTGGCTGGCCTGTCTTTCAGCCCGTACTGATGCACCTGCGCAATACGCAGCACCTTGCCGGTGAATTCCACGACCGCGCCCTCGTCACTGCCTTTGGCTTTCATAAAACGACTGGTGCGCAGCTTCGCAAACATTTCCCGCTTAACGCGCCCCGTTTTGGCGCGTGCAGGCTGCTTTTTGCGTTTCTCGTAGGGCGTGCCGTCCGGGTTCTGCTGGGATTTGATGCGCCGCTGCTGGCTCTGTCGCAGCTTTTTCGCCATATCGACAGCCAGCCGGCGACAGGGAGGCAATCAGCCCGGCAAGCTTATCGTCAAAGGGTTTGAAGTCACTCATCCCACTGACTCACCAGCTCACCGCCCGCATACATCGCCACCGGGCGTGTCACCGACTCCGGTGGCTGCGGTTCCGGCAGCGTGCTTACATGCAGCGCGCCGTCAATCTCTTTCACAATGGTGCGCTCAGTGAGTAACAGGCTGATGCTCACATCGACGCTGCTGTCGTTGTTGATGTCCGCATACCAGGTGAACCCCTTTTTGCGCCCCTCGTCAGTTGTCATGACGTCGGGCTGATGCTCGCGCAGCCATGCCATCACCGGCACAAGCAACAAATCCATGTCGCCCGTGAAGTCGGTCACCACCACGTTGAGCGTGTACTGCTTTTCAAATGACAGTGATGCGGCCAGCGTCGCCGCGATATTGCCGTTATCGATAAACAGCCGCAGCATATCGGGGTTCGTGCGCAGCGCCGGCACGGCATCAGTCAGCGCCCTGCGCAGGCTGTCGGGTTTCAGCATCGTGTTTGTCCTGGCATTGTTTAATCATTTCAACCTGCAGCGCGCAGCTTTCGAGCGCGTTCTCAAGGTTTTTGATGTCGGCGCTCAGATCGCCGTTAGTTTTCGGATCGCTGCCGGGCATCGGGCAGAGACTCACTTTCGGGCAGGCGTCCGATACAGTCACCTGCACTGGCGCAGGCGTCGCGGTGGTGCAGCCGGCGCACAGCATCAGGTAACTTAGCGCCATACCAGCGGCGAAGCGATTCATTTTCATTAAGCAACCTCGTAATGGCCTGCTCGCGGCGCGTTGCGCGCTCGCCGGCAGCGTTCAGTTTTTCGCGCAGTGATACCTGCGCCCGTTCATTCTCGCCAGCCAGCTTCTGCGCAACGGCACGCTGATTTTCAAGCATGGTAATGGTCCGCTTCCGCGCGGCGGCAACGTGGTTTGCCTTCTCAAAAGATCGGGCCAGCGTCTGATTTTCATGGCGCAGCCACAACAACCCGAGCACAGCCAGAGCGAGCAGCACGATTAACGTTTTCATCTGGCCCCCTTAAGGCAGTAAGCGCGCTCCCGTGCGCGGCGGTTTTCCAGCCCTCTGTTTTTTACGCCGTTGACGTATACCCAGCGCGGGAGCTGCTCGCACACCTGCACCCATTCGCCACGCTTCGCAAACGCGACCAGCGTCGAGCGACATGCCGCCCCGGTGCCAACGTTAAAGGCGAAGCTGACCACCGCGTCGTAAACCGGCTGCGGCATTTCCACTGTGGCGCAGGCGGCGAGGCGGCGCTCGGTGTTCAGTACGTCACTGACGAGGTTTTCGGCGGCAGTACGCTCTGTGATGTCGCCTTTTGGCGTCACTCCGGCAGTGTGACCGATGCCTGATGTCCATACCCCGGCGCTGCACTGGTAAGGGCGCAGCCGGCACCCTTCCAGATCGGCAATCAGGGCAAGCCCCGACGGGGAGGTTTTCAACAGGCGGTAATCCGGCACCAGTGCCGCCAGAGCTAGCACCACGGCGACGCTGCAACGTTTAACGAATGGCATTATTGACGTCCTCCCCGGTGATGCCGCTCTGCCTGGCCTGCATTTCAAGCAGCGCAAACCCCTTGCGACGGTAATACCAGTTAACAGCCACCGTGATGCAGACCCCGAGCACACCGAACCAGGCGGCGAAATCCTGCGGGGTAGCTGCGCCGAACATCGCCAGCACGACGCTCAGCCAGTACGCGATAATTGATGTGATTCTCTCGATATTCATTCCCACAGGTTTACGGTCTCCTGAACGGGTGATGTCTGTACGTCCGGCAGCTCGACGGTGATGCCATGTGGCAACACCGGCCCGAGCTCTGCCAGACCCGGATTAGCCGCGAGCACCGTCTCAACAACGCCCAGCGTGAGCCCGTAATGCCGCACGCAAATTACGTCAAGGGTGTCGCCCTGCAGTGCGATCGCTTTCATCAGATTTGGCCCACAATGCAGCGCGGCTTGTCCTGAATGCGCGCCACTGACCAGCGCATATCCCGCCACATCTCATCGATGGTGGTATCGATACTCTCGGCTTTTTTATCCCCCTTCGCGCTGGCATCCACCCCGCGATAGCGCTCATACAGCGTGGCGGCCGTCATGGCACACACGGCACGCCTGTAGTGGTAAACGCGGGTGCTCTCGCCATCGAGAGTGTCAGACGGCACATCGGCCAGGGTCTTATGCCCGGCGGCGAGCTGCGTCTCGCGGTAGAGATAAAGCTCGGCATTTGTCTCGGCCATGCCCGCGAGAATGGCGTCACGCAGCCGCGCAGGGGCGACCGTCTGCTCAAGGCGCATCAGCTCGCGCACGCGCTTCGGATCGATGTCGGGAAAAAAGAAGGTATTCGCTATCACCGCTTCATGGTCTGGCTGCTGCGGGATAACCACCGTACTGGCGGCGTGCTGCGTGTTGTTATTAATAATCAGCGTCGTCATGACTACCTCAAAAAGGGTGGGCGGTGGACGCCGGTATCAGGTCAGGCATAAAGCCGCCATCAACCGGCGTGCCGCCCGGCGCGGGGCGCATTCTGTTAACTGGCGATAACCTTCGGCGGGCGACCGCGTCGGCCAGGTGTCGCTTTTTTGGCTGCGGTTTTAGGCTTACGCGCTCGCGTGGCCGCAGGCGGCTTTGCCGGTGTGGCCGGTTTCGGACGCAGCACGCGTGCAAGTTGCTCGATGTCCTTTTTCACGCCCGCCTGGCAGTCGAGCTGCATTGCACGCTGGAAGTGGGCGAGCGCATCGGCATGCGCATTACGATCGCGCAACACCTGACCGATAACCTTGTGCAGCTTGGCGCGCACCTGATCGGGCATGTCCGCACTGGCGGTAAGCGTCAGCGTGTCGAGCAGCTGGCTAATATCCACCGGCTCACCGGCGGCAACAGCCCGCGTGGCGGCAAGCGCCACCTCCTCGGTGAACATGTAAGGCGGTGTCCGCTTGTGCCTGCCGGGCATTGTCATGCCGTATTTGAAGGCGTAGCGGGCAATATCGAGCGCGCCGGCAATATCACCGGCATCGAGACGCCAGAGCATCACCGTCATCAGAATGTCGTCCTGCCGGCCCTTTCCGTGCTCAAGCACGCCGGTGACCCACGGCGCATAAAACGGTAGTAATTCGCGCTTTTTCTCGGCTTTGGTTTCTTTCGAAATGATGTTTTTTAAGGTGCGTTGGTCTGCGGCCAGCTTAACCAGCATCTGCTCATAGCCAGTTGCATGGCGCAGCGGGTTATCGGCCTGCTGCGCGGTTGTGATGGCCGAGACCCGCATCAGGTGTCGCTGTGCGGGGCTCGTCATTGGTTACACTTCCTCTGCCGGTACTTTCGGTACTTCCGTAGAAGCCGCGGCTGCGGTCTGCGCCGGCGCGGAGAAGTCGCCCAGCTTGATATTTTCAATCAGGCAGCCAGCAGCATAGTCCTCAACCACATAATCGATGTTCATCGACTCGTAGTTTTCCACGCGGTCACGCTTCGCGTTCTCCTCGACAGAGCGGCGGTGGCTGTCATCCATGAAGTAGATGGACAGGTTTTCCAGGCGGGTAACCAGAATCGCGTTGGCCGGGAAGAACGGCACGCGCACCGCCGGCAGGTTACCGATGCGCTTCTGACTGGTAATCACGTCGGCGGCCAGCATTTCGCTGTTGTCCTGCTCTTTGTTGACCAGCGGAAAATACTTATCAGCCAGCAGCTGGCGACCCACCACAACCACAAGTTCCGGGTCTTCCTGATACCACGGCTCAATCAGGCTATTGGTAGCATCCATCACCAGCGCGTCGAGGTTGGCATAATCGCCGCCTTTACCCACGCGGATCACAGCCGAAACCACATTGCCATCTTCGTCGGTAACATTGCTCATCACGCGCTCTGGCGCGTCGTTGCGGTACTTCTGCAGCCAGCCGACCGCGACATCTTCAAGCATCGGGTTTACTGCACGGTTAGACGTTTCTGCGCGCTTAACCCCGTTGAAGCCCGCCGCAATGAAGTCCAGCGCCTGGCGTTTAATGATGGCGTTGCGGATACGCAGCTGGAAATCCTGAAAGCGCGCCCACAGGTCGAGCGTTTTGTAACGGATATGGAAATCGAAGTTAATCTGATCGCACTCGTACTTGTTCGATTCCAGCTTCGAAAAGTCCTCCGTCTGGCGCTCCTTACCGCCGGCGGTGTCAGTGGTGCTGGCAATAGAGCCGGTCACGCCCACACCGACTTTTTCCCCCTTGAGCTCATCAACCGGCACGATGTTGATGCGCGTCAGAAACTCAGAGGTATCCTGCACGGTATCCATCAGGGTCTGCGTGACAGACGGATCAACCGTGAATTTTTTCGAAACATCGCCGACATCGATGCCAGACAGCTCAGCAACGCGGGAAAGGTAAGCATTAAATTTGAAGCGGGTTTCTTTACGCATTCTTATTTCCTGAAATCAGTGGGTAATCGGGTTTATTTCACCGGGTGATAACTGCACTCAGCAGTTAGTCAGCGCCGCATCACCACCGCCGCCGGTGGAAAGAGTGCGGCGCGGCTGCGTGTTGCTTTCGGTGTTATCAAGCGAGGTTTTCAGCGCGTTAAAGTCCTGGCTGGTCTGCTCAACCTTGCCGGTGATGTCCTGCTCCAGCGTGGAAAAACGCGTTTCCAGATCGGCGATGCGCTGCTCGGTTGCGCTGAGGTTTTCCTGCACATACTCACCGATAGTGGTCACCGCTTCGTGCACGTCGTTCAGCCGTGCGTCATCGCTGGCCTGTTTGCGTCCGAAAATGGCTTTCACTTTGTCGGTAAGGGCGGTGAACATCGGGGCGGGTTCATCTTCAAATTCCAGACTGGCCAGGGTTGCCACGGAAATGATGTTGCCCGGATCGGTTTTGAAGCGGTTGAGGGGGTTGTGCTTCGCCTTGCCGCAAAACTCCAGATACTCAGTACCGAGGCTTGCCGGGTCATCAGTAACAGCCAGGCCAACCAGATAGCATTTGCCGGTATTGGCAAAGTTGGGCTGGATCTCCATTGAGGTGTAAACCTTCTGGCCTTTGCTGACGATTTCAACCAGATTGTCGAGGGGCGCGATTTTACCGAACAGAGCCCACTTGCCGTTGAGCGCCGAATCGTCGTCAATCTTTTCGGCCTTCAGCTCGACCACATCGCCGTAACGATTAAAAACGCCGTCCGGGAGGATGCCGCGCAGGTGTTCAAGGTTAATGCGGCAACCGTAGACGCGAGGGTCAAACGACGCCGCCATTTCCTGAATATCGGTAGCGCTGATAACGCGCCCGTCGCAGGTGTCACCCTCGACGCCGATGCGGAAGAATTTTGAAAGTTTTTTTGCCATCGTCAGGAGTCCTGATTGTGAGTGAAAGATTCACGGTTTTTGGTCAGGCGTAGTTTCCCGACACGCTCCCTCAACCGCCATCTAACCCGGATGGCTTACCCCTGATACAACAGCACTTTAGCGAACAGAAAAGCCCGCCTGAGTAGTCTTGCCCTGACTTCATTACGGCGAGGCACTCAATGACCATCACCACCGACACAACGCTATTACAGGATCCGCGACGGCAGGCGGCGCTGCTTTACTGGCAGGGTTTTTCCGTGCCGCAAATCGCGGAAATGCTGAAAACCAAACGCCCGACCGTGCAGAGCTGGAAGCAACGCGACGCGTGGGATGATGTGGCACCGATTAACCGGGTTGAGAGCAGCCTGGAGGCGCGGCTGATTCAGCTTTATGCAAAGCCCGACCTGACGGCGCACGACTTCAAAGTCGCTGACTTCCTGTCACGACAGATGGAGCGCTTTGCGCGCATCAACCGCTACGGTCAGACCGGCAGCGAGGCGGATTTAAATCCGAACGTCGCCAACCGCAACAAAGGCGACCGGAAGAAGCCGACAAAGAATTTTTTCAGCGAGGAGGCTATCGCGAAGCTGGATGAAATATTTTTCGAGGAGTCATTCGAGTATCAGCTCAACTGGTACCGCGCCGGGCTGTCGCACCGTATCCGCGACATTCTGAAATCCCGCCAGATTGGCGCGACGTTCTATTTCTCCCGCGAGGCGCTGCTGCGTGCGCTCAAGACCGGACATAACCAGATTTTCCTGTCGGCCAGTAAAACGCAGGCGTATGTATTCCGGGAATACATTATCCAGTTCGCCCGTCATGTTGACGTGGAGCTGACCGGCGACCCGATCGTCATCGGCAACAACGGCGCAAAGCTCATTTTCCTCGGCACAAACTCCAACACCGCGCAGAGTCATAACGGCGACCTGTACGTCGATGAGATTTTCTGGATACCGAACTTTCAACGGCTGCGCAAAGTGGCCTCGGGCATGGCGTCACAAAAACACCTGCGCTCGACCTACTTCTCGACCCCCTCGACGCTGGGGCATGGTGCTTATCCGTTCTGGTCTGGTGAACTGTTTAACAAGGGGCGAACCAGCGCCAGTGAACGTGTTGACATTGACATCAGTCACGCCGCGCTTGCCGGTGGCGTGGCGTGTGCGGATGGTCAGTGGCGACAGATCGTCACCATTGAGGACGCGCTCGCCGGCGGGTGCAGCCTTTTCGATCTGGACGCCCTGCGCCGGGAGAACAGCGCAGAGGATTTCCGCAACCTGTTTATGTGCGAATTCGTTGACGATAAAGCGTCAGTCTTTCCGTTCGAGGAGCTGCAGCGCTGCATGGTGGACAGCCTGGAGGAATGGCACGACGTCGCCCCGTTTGCCGATCGTCCTTTCGGGTATCGCCCGGTCTGGATTGGTTACGACCCGTCACACACCGGCGACAGCGCCGGGTGCGCGGTACTGGCACCGCCGCTGGTTTCCGGCGGGAAATTCCGCGTGCTGGAGCGCCATCAATGGAAAGGCATGGACTTCGCCACGCAGGCCGACTCTATCCGCAAGCTCACCGAGAAATATCACGTCGAGTATATCGGCATCGATGCGACCGGCATCGGACAGGGCGTGTTTCAGCTTGTGCGTGCGTTCTGGCCCGCCGCGCGTGAGATCCGCTACAGCCCTGAAGTTAAGACCGCGATGGTGCTCAAGGCAAAAGACACCATCACCCGCGGCTGTCTGGAGTATGACGTCGCCGCGACCGACATCACGCAGTCATTTATGGCTATCCGTAAAACCATGACCGGCAGCGGCCGCAGCTCAACCTATGAGGCCAGCCGCAGCGAGGAAGCAAGCCACGCAGACGTAGCCTGGGCAATCATGCACGCACTGCTTAACGAACCACTGACAGCCGGCAGCGGCAATGCATCATCTTCCATTCTGGAGTTTAACTAAATGAGTAAGCGAAACAGGCGTCAGCGCGCACAGCAAAAGAGCACGCAGAAGATGACGGCAGACAGCCAGAACATGCAGGCTTTTACTTTCGGTGAGCCGTCGGCGGTACTCGATCGCCGCGATATTCTGGATTATGTGGAGTGTATCAGTAACGGGCGCTGGTATGAGCCGCCGGTGAGTTTTACCGGGCTTGCTAAAAGCCTGCGCGCGGCAGTGCATCACAGCTCACCAATTTACGTGAAGCGTAATATTCTGGCCTCAACTTTCATTCCGCACCCGCTGTTATCACAACAGGATTTCAGCCGCTTTGTGCTCGATTTTCTCGTGTTTGGTAACGCTTTTCTGGAGCAGCGTTTCAGCGCCACCGGGCGCGTGATGAAGCTCGAAGCATCGCCGGCGAAATACACCCGGCGCGGTGTTGACCCGGACGTTTACTGGTGGGTGCCATCGTTCGACCTGCCGCAGCCTTTCGCGCCCGGTTCGGTATTCCACCTGCTGGAGCCTGACATCAACCAGGAGATTTACGGGCTGCCGGAATATCTGAGCGCGCTTAATTCCGCCTGGCTTAATGAAGCGGCAACGCTTTTTCGCCGGAAGTATTACCAGAACGGCGCTCACGCGGGGTACATCATGTACGTGACCGACTCGGCGCAAAGTAGCACCGACGTCGAGGCGCTGCGCGACGCGATGCGTAACTCGAAAGGGCTTGGCAATTTTAAGAACCTGTTTTTCTATGCGCCGAACGGAAAGCCTGACGGGATTAAAATTGTGCCGCTGAGCGAGGTCGCGACCAAAGATGACTTTTTTAACATCAAGAAAGTGAGCGCCGCCGATATGCTCGATGCACACCGCATCCCGTTCCAGCTCATGGGCGGCAAGCCTGAGAACGTCGGTTCACTGGGTGATATAGAGAAGGTCGCTCGAGTATTTGTGCGTAACGAATTAACCCCGCTACAAGAAAAATTTAAAGAGATTAATAACTGGCTCGGTATAGATATCATTAGTTTTAAAACTTATAGTCTCGACTAAAGTTAAGTTAAAGAAGTTATGGTGTGTTCGGATGGCATAACTTCTTTATGATCTTGTTTCGTAGTATATGTTGAGGCTAAAAATTATTTTAACTTGTTGATAACTTGCGTGAATTTATACGCTAACCCACATCAAAAAATTAACTCACCCGAGAAAGGGTTATTACGCCTGCTGTATTTTTCCGGTTCTGCCAGCAACGATTCGTCCAAAACACCCCCCTCATACTCATGGTTTTTATGTCTATCACTCGTAACCTTGCTGCTCCTTCATAAAAATTAGTATCAGAATCAGAAGGGATGTCATTTGTAACTTTGAACATATATAAAAGCTCAAAACTATCATCTTCCGCTCTCATAACTCTACAATATGGCGCATAACTTCTCCCAATAGTAGTATCACCTCTCATTTTGATCGAAAAAAAATCAGCCTCAATTTTTATCGGGAATTGTACTACTGTGTTTCCATTATAATTTGAGGAGACTGATGCTATCCACTCACCATTAAAGTTAGGGCAGAAATGCTCTTTAAAGTAATCTAAATAGCAGTATTTCCATAAGTATTTTCCAAATAACCACGCCAAGAAAGTCAAGGAGGTTATCGTATAAGAAAATGCTTTTAGAAATGGAAGATCAACACATTCGCTATAAATAAAATAAAGAAAAAGCGAGACTGCTGTCGCAAGACTATATTTAAATTTTGCAGGAACAAGTGCCCACATATTATTTTCTCCAGAACTTTTTAACGGGTCGCTTAACTAATCGCGCTGGTTTTACATCAACTCTTATTGCTTTTACACCTTGGATGGCACCATTGTGTTGTATTAAGCATTCCATAATGTGTGGTCCTGTGTATGCCGTTTCTCTTTTATGAGATTCATTAATTTTTCCGATAACAGAATGACCGATGTCATTTGCATCGTTCGCTTGATGGCCTGTGTTTCTTACTGTCCATTGAGCCATGGAATATGGATTGAATGAGCCCTGATTACAAATAGTAAATGTGAGTGAATCCCCTTTGTTAACAGTTATTTTATCTGTAAGCACAGTTTCTATATGCTCTCCATCTTTATTATATCTGCATACTGAAACTTCAGGAACGTAAGTCAAAGCCGGTACCCCGGCACTTTCTGTTTCACTACTTAAAGAAACCGAAGGGAAGTAGTGTTCAAAAAGAATTGAAAATCGCAAACCTTTAGTTACTTCATCAGCACCTATGCAATCAGCGCAAACTCTCTTCAATTCATCCAGTTGGCTGTGAGCAAAAACTTCGTCTTCATCTGACATTATTAAAACATTTAAGTTATTTGTAGGGTTTCTAACGATCAGAGTAGATTCCAGTTCATCGCATATACTCATTGCTGTATAAATGAAACTTTCATCTTCTCGGTCATATATTTTCATATGATTAGCAACCAGAATATTGACAGCTAATGATGGGATTTTTTTAAATTTCTTATTCTGCCATTTTACATTGATCCAAGCCTTAAAGTAACGAACAAGTCGTTTCATTAAAGATCTTTCATTTTTCTTTTCGTATTTGAAAGTAAGCCATCCCTGTATCGACTTTGGATCGCTGTCACTCCAACCCTGATCGGTTGCGAGTTTTACTGTCGTGCCTGTTTTATAATAAATAGGAGTGTCGATGGTCAGTAATCCTGAGAACTTCAAACCCTCGCAAGCGTTTTTTGATTTCTGTAGTTCAGCTTCATGGTTAATTGAACAATATGATGCAAGAGCATCTCTTAATACTTCCTTTACATCTTTTGAATCAATGCCTTCATTTTCTGCATCAAGAAATAGATATATGCCAACGTCGATATCATATGAGGAAAATTTATCAACAGGCTTTATTAGTGTATGGCTTTTATATGATCCTTGAACCCAGAATTTAACCTCGCATTCAAATGCCTCCTTAAGCTCCTGCCTTAAAAACTCTATCAGTTCGTTTTTTTTAGCGATACCTTTCGCTAATACAATTCGAGATAATTTAACCCTTTGATGTAATGTGTTTTCTTTATTTGATTTTGAATAAAACGCCTCGCTGCAATTCATTATCTCTCCTTGTGATTCTTATTTAATGACTACAGAATGTTTAATGGCATAGATAGAGTAAAAATCTATAGATAAGCAGGGTGATTTTTTAATGAATCAATAATCTGAAAAGCAATTAGTCAAATCATCTTGCGAGTTGGTGGCCCGTTCCATAATCCGACCTTACTTGAAAGATGAGCATTGCTTGTACTCCATAACAGCACAACAAGCATCTAATATCAACTACGATAAAGCAAAATTAATATACAACATACCGCCAGCGCGCAATGCTATCCCCGCCACGCCTGCCCGCTTCATGGGGCGCTTTTAATGCATCTGCATATCTAATGAAAAAGCCCGCCAATAGTGGCGTGCCTGATGATTTCGATGCGGTTAGTTTGCATGCAATTTAATGCACCCTGAACATGCAGAGCTCAATTATTCTTTTTTATCGCCTTCTCTGTTCGCCTTGAACAGCCCACTAACCACGAATCCCACTAGACCGACAATACTAATTGTACTGGTTCCCAGCAGTGCGATTACAACATTTGGGTCTATTAGGCCGTCTTTCTTTGCCACGTAAATGAAAACAATCAATGCAACAAACGAACACCAATACTGCATGAATTTGAAAGTCGCACTTGCCATTTGTAATCGCAGCCGATTATCAATTTTTCTACCGCGAGCGATAGCATTATGGTTGCGATTATGGGCTTTTTGGTTCTCTATTTCTTCCTGCAATTTTCCTATCTCAATACCTCTTAAACGCTCTTTGTGTCGAAAAGATGCAAGTTCGAGGTCTTGAATTTTATCGGTTTCAGCTTGATCAGGATTTTTATAAGCCTCAGCTTCTTCCTGGGCATTTGAGGTTTTGGCACCCGCAGGATTGTCTGACTCTGAAGCACGGTCTGTGTTCGCAGGGTCTTTCTCTTGCTCCGGAGCAGGGGGAGGTGCCTCGCTTGAAGAAGCGGAATCTTCAACTGGAGATGGGGGAACTGTATTTCTTAACTGAATTATTGAATTTTTTAACGCTTTTTTAATAAATTCGTCGTTTAAGAAATCATTAGACATACGAAAAGCCCCGCTTCGGTAACGGGGCTAATGATATGTTTTTTTTAAAGGCCGATGCAAGAAGCATCATTAGTGAGCAAGCGCTCGTAATACGCTTTGATGAGATTATCGTTGATAATCTCTTCCCCTGCCTGCCAGGTTACTGACCATGGCGTGTTCGCACGATGCGTGAACTCTGACAATTCAATGCCTGAAAGTTTGCCATAAGTGTCGTAAATCATTTTCAGGAAAGAGCTTGTACCTTCATCAACGTCAGGGACATAGACTCCGACAGGCCTGTTAATGGGATTCGCGCCATAATTCCTCAAAGTAGAGTAAACAGACGGAATCACAGGACCGTATTTCCACGCACACACAGGGTCGCTGAGTAATGGCTTATTGTAAAATGCCAAACTAAACCCATGAGCTATATATAAAAGCTTTTGGATTTGCATGTGCGTGAGGGGTCTACCAGATTCGATTGCTAACTGGATAAATTTATTAACAACTTGAATCGGATTGTACATTTAATCCCCCTTAGCTTTCATATCGGGAAAGCTGTACCTATCAAACTACCTGTAACAAGTCAAACCGTCAACTTCAACGGCGCCGAAATACTACAGATAACCCATATAAGTTTCAACTTTAAATTAGCAGGTGCACTAAAGATAAATTAGTAGCAATTTCAACCATTTAAGTTAGTTATCAGATTGGAAAGCCCGACACCAATTCTAAATTAAAGTGAAATCATCATCGAAGTCTGGCTGGTTTGCGACGGCCGTTACAACCGTTAGGTAACGCAATCCCTCATTCAAAGACACAGGCCGCTCCATTCCAAACACAAAGCCATCCTCGAAGGTCTGGCCCATCCAGTAACCGCCCCCGTATTCTTTGAGCCGCTGGAAGAAAACCCAACCGCCCGGAATGAAATGTTCCAGGCGCTCGCCTCGGTAAACGATCTGATAATTCGAATCCGTATTAGCCATAGCACTAACGCCTTCCTGTAGCTGACTGATTAGGCTCGGAGTTTTCAATGGTTGCAAGGTCTGCAATGAGGTTGAGCGCAAGCTTAAGCTCTGACGGCTTACAATTTGCTATCAGCGAAATTTCAGCAATAAATTGCACAAATTCGAGCTTTTGCTGCGTACGGCTGAATTGTTCAGCGACCATAATTACCTCCCATTTTTACTGTATATATATACAGTAGCGCGCGTGCGCAATTTTTGGGAAGCGGAAATACGTTATCTTTACGCTTGTTATGTGCATGATAAACCGAGAATTTAATATTCAAACAGCTCTTTTGCGTACGGATAGTTCAGCAACTTTATTCAGAATTTCCTTAGCTTTAGCTTGATACTGATAATTTTTAGGCGGAGTTACTGCGAAAAGCTCGCCATTAAGTGAACCACGCAACCATTTCCCGCCGAAATTATATTTCCCGCCAGCCATAAGGTGCACCGCTTCGCCACGGGAGATCTCAACCCCCACGGTCAACTTGATCTCGTCGATAATGCGCTCGATTACCTTCGCCTGGCAGGGCTTGCCTGGTGAAAATTTCTCACCCGAAACCGGCTTTTTCTTCCGTAGCCGCGCGGCCAGCAACCTTTTTTCGCTTCTGCTCAGCGGTTTCGATAAATCGACTGCCGGCGGATCGCTTTCGCTTCCCGTACAGTTATTGACAGAACTCCGAGAGGGCGCAGGAGCGCCCTTAAGGTCAACCCCCTCAAACCGCGCACGCTTTGGCACGATTTTCCATTGGGTAAGGCGGGTAAGGATAGGGGAACCAGCACCGACAGCGACGTCATAGACCCCGCGAATGCTTACGGTCTCCTCGCCGTACTGATTGAACTCAGTGCGCGCCTCATAGAGTGTACGAACCTGCAATTCATCGCGACGAACGAACGGCCCGCCCTGTGCGTTAACGTAACCAGCCCAGTCACCCGCATCAGCTGCGTCATGCACAGCGGCAAATTCTACGCTCAGAGCGTGGGCGGTTTCGGTGTCAGCCATCCGGCGCAGCTCGCGATAGACCGTCACCGGTGCGCCACCGATAAACTGAAACTGGCGGATATGCCAGCGGGCAGCCCAGGCGGAAACCGCTGGCGCGGACTCTTTCAGCAGCTCGCCGCTTTCGTCGTCGGTTTCGCCATCGAGCGCATAGCCGTCAATGTTTTTGGAAATGTATTTTGCGATGTACCCGGTTGCGCTGCCTTTCTCAGGATCGATAGCCTCGGCGTGAAAGCGAGCCTTCTGAGCTTTATCGCTTTTCAGTTCGTGACCATCCTCAAGGAACGCATAATCACGCATGACGCGGCGCACGCGCTCCACGTCCTCGGGCATCATAAAGACCAGCATATGCCAGTGCGGCGTGCCGTCGTGATGCGGCTCAGCGACGCGAATACCGAAAATTCGAACATCTTCGCGGTGAAGCTTGGCGCGAACCTTCGCCCAAAGATTGGTTAGATAACCCTGAGTGTCTGACGGGCTGTCACCTTTCCATTTATGGTTTCGATAGCCCGCTTTCGTCGTGGCGTGATACTTCGACGGCGCGGTCAGGGTGTAGAACTCACCCACATAGCCGAGCTCATTACAGATATTTTCGAAACCACGGATGCGCGCCATTAGTTCACAGCGGCGTATGGCAGGGTTAGCGACCGAACCGTCATACTTCTCGATCAGGCTTATGCGGTTTCCTTCTTCATCCTCAAGCTCGAGCCCCTTGAGAAACTCACGCGTGCGGCGTTTCTGCTCGCGCCATTCGGCCACGCAGCCTTTACTCGCGTAAGCGTGCTTTTTCTTGCTGACATTTCCTATCGCTATTTGAAGGTGCTCACGCCACGAGGCAGCAACGCGACGCAGCCGGCCACGCCACCACACCTCATTAAACATGCGCATTACAGCCGGGCTGATTTCATCCTCAGAGAAATATTTTTTCGTGACGCGATCCCAGAGCGGAGGGGTGATATTGAACTGCAGGCAAATCAAACCGGCGCGCATATACCAGGCGTGCAGTGTTTTCAGGTCACTGCCGGCATCGTCGTTAATGTCGGCAAGCTCAGAGCGGATAAAGTTGGCGATGTCTGCCGCCAGCAGGTCAACATCTGCTTTCGACATATCGGGGAGGCGGTTGAAACGCGCAACCATGTTAACCAGTCGCGAGGCCATGTACTGCATGATGCTGGTATCAAAATGACCGGCAAAAACAGCACCTGATACCTGGCTGGTAATATCACCGATCATGTACTTTTGGTTCACCAATTCAAGGCGCGGCAATGCCTTCCTGCAGAAGTTAATCAGGAAGGCATTAGCTCGCTCTGCATTCTGGTGCTTTTCCAGCGCGTCAGCGGTGCGCAGCACTTCATAGCGTACACACTCCGGCTGTAAAGAAAGAGCCTCTTTTGCATGCAGCAAAGCCGCAATCAGACGATCGCGGCGATACTGTTCTGCGTAGGTAGGATATGGGCTGGCTATTGCCTGTACAGGCAAATTCCACCAGTATTCAAACCCTTCAGGCACTGTCTGTTCAGGTATCATCACAACTCATTTTTAAAGGGGATAATGTGGTTAAAGATCTGCATGAAACACATCACAAGACAGATACGCGATACATTGAGGGTATTGATTTCGTTAGCCAGCCCGTGGATTGCACCGTCAAATACAGGCTGGCCGGTGCAAACGACCTTATACATTGCTGCTCAGTTCTGTTGAGTGCGTGCCCATCGCACTTACAAGATCGATGGCCGCGCGAGAAAATGTATCGAAACGACCTCGCACGTCGTGTGACTCGTCATTTACCATCTGAATGGCCTGTTCGTGCAGCATGGTCAGAAACAATTCAGCAAGCGGTAAAAACTGAGCTGGAGTATTTCGAACGCGGCCATAGATCTGCACTCGGTGACTGGTCTTCCTGGGCAGAGCTAGCGTCAGATATTCATATTGCTGTTCACTGCTCTCGGGAGGCTGTGCATCTGTTTTGCTATGACAAAAGTCATATCCCTGTGAACACATCGTTGTTTCTTGTGCCGGATGATTTCGGGGATTTTGTATCTGAGCTAATTTCTGGAGACTTGACGCCGCTATGGGCGCACAAGGCCGAGGCGACTGACACACCCGGTTGCATTCAGGGAACGCTTCCCCGTTACAAACGCCTTTCTGATCCTCTTTAATTTCGGCCTGGCAGGATGTGATATCGCTCATACCGCCCCCTTGTAGTGCCTGCCTTTCAGCTCAGCGATTTCCTGACAGGTAACACAGCACTGCACCCCCGATACCGCTATGCGGCGCGCCTCAGGAATGGGCGCATCGCACTCCTCGCAGGTGAAGCGGGAAGGCGCAGCCACTCGGCTACGCGCGTTATTGATATGGCGCTCGCGTTCTGCCTGCTCGCGCTCCTGAACTCCATCGATTACGTCAGCCATCAGTTAATTTCCTGAGCCTCGTTGAGAATGATTTGAGCCTCTACGCAGAGAAGCTCCGCAGCTTCGGTCCCGTTCAGCTCCCCTTGTTTGATGAACAGGGCCAACTTTTCTAAACGCGCCGCCATTACATCAGCGCGGCCACAGCGCTCGTCGAGGCGGGCAGCGGTCAACATGGAAAGCAGCCCGGCATCGTCTGCGCCTATTTTGGTATTACGAACTTCGGTATTTTTCATGGGTGGATCTCCAGATTTTTGGCAAAAGAATGCCCGGCGGGTTTACGCCATAAATTGAGGTTTCGGTTATTTAGCTACGATGCATTCGTGTGGTGAAAATCTGCGGGGCAGAATGCTTCCCCAGCGGGTAATCTCGTTCATGGCCTTGATAATCACCCGGCGGCGTTCAACGTCGAAATACTCAAACGGCTGGCCTACTTCATCAGCACGAAAAGTGCCAGGCACCAGGCGATTAGCCAGGGTCATTACTACGAATTTGAAATTCTCATCCAGCTTATTGAAATTGCGCAGCGCGCGATTTTCCGTAGCCTTTAATTTCTGATGAAACCGCGCAAAGCACTCTTCGCCGGTCATGGTCGCAGGTTGTTCGCGGTGATAATCAGGCTTGTTAAATAACTTGGCTGCCGGTGCTTTCTGAGCGGCGGTATTTAATCCGTTCATTTTGACCCCTTAAACATATTCAACAGACGCTTAAACGCATGCGCTTTTGGCTTTGCCTGCAAGTCATTTAACAACCCTGACTGATCGCGGCTTGGGTGCCAGCGCTTACCATTTGTTCCCATAATCCAGCCGTGACCGAAAAGCGGTGACGGGCTTTGCTTTACCAGCAGCGAAGCAAAAGACGGTTCGTTATTCACCTGGCCCCCTAAATCATGCCGAAGCCGGCACCAATGCCGCTTACGGTATCGGCGACGCTGGCAATGGCCGGATTTGCTTGGATGCGCGCCTGTAACGCTAAAGCTGTCAGTGACAGCATGCGAATCCCTGAGTTGATGCTCTCCACCATGCCGTGCTTACGCGCTACCGTCAGACGCTCCTCTGATGTTGCACTGCTGGCGACTTCTCCCAGCGCGCCCATTGCTCGCATGAGATAGGTCTGCATCTTATCCTTCGCCATTTCATTCACCGGCACGCATGGCAGGCAGTGCATCTGAGCGAGAAAGCCGTCAACGAGAGTTGAATCCTCGGTCAGATCGGTAAGCATCCAGATGTCAGCCGGGTAAAGCTGATGCGGCTGCTCCGGGTTCAACTTATTGCGTAAAGTCTGAACGTTCATACCGGCGCGCTTTGCCAGCTTCGAAAGGTTATGGCGCTGCGCGAAAACGCGGCATGCTTCATCAAAATGGATTTGTTTGGAAACTCGAAAATCAAACATGCACTTTCCCTTTTAATCTTAAATAATCGAGTTTCTAAGAAGTTACATAGCGGCAGTTAAGGCCTTGAGCCAGTAGGCGAGCACGGAACGCAATCATGTTGATACGCGCAGCACCACCGTCTTTTTTACGAGGCATCAACAGAAGGTCACCATCGGCAACCATCTGTTTTACTGTGCGAATGCTGTATCCGTAGCGCTCAGCAAACTCGTCATAAGTCATTAGGTCCGCGCCGGACGGGATTGCAATTTGTGGAGTCATAAGTGATCATCCTCGGTTAAGTGTTATTACCGTGCATTGGCGTGCATTTTTCAGGTTCAAGCAAAATCTAACCTTGTTTATTTAAGGTGTCAAATTGGATTTTTGCGATTACTCGGATTTTTAAGATGAAACTAGAAGAACTACAAGGTGGGAAAGCTGTGTTACAGCGCATGCTGGACGCTTATGGTTTCACTATGCAAAAACAGCTTGGCGATATGCATGAACTGTCATCTGGGACGATCAGTACATGGATAAGACGAGATTACTTTCCTGGGGATGTGGTAGTTGCTTGTGCTCTGGATACCGGAGTGTCACTTCGCTGGTTGGCCACAGGTAAGGGCAGTAAGTACGATACAGATCACACGCAAGCCAAAATGAAGACCTTAACCCGCTTCGATATTTTTGCTGGTAACCTGGTAGAAAATGACAAATGGATAGTTGATAAATCACTTCTCTCAGACACTGTAACGAGTCCTAAATACGTTTGTAAGGGGCAGAACTCATGGATTGTTGATTTCGATACGACTGATATCTCTAACGGGCGTTGGCTTCTGAGCATTGATGGCGATCATGACATTTATGATGTTGCGAGAATTCCGGGCAACAAAATCAAAGTAAGCAACTCGGGTACTGATTTTCAGTGTGCAGTATCAGAGGTCGAATGCATTGGTCTGGTACACCTCACTCTGAGCAGAACCAACTAAAAGAATTATGGCGATAAAAAAACTAGCCTCTGGTGAATGGCTTTGTGATTTCCGTGTTGACGGTGCCCACAGCCGCCGCGTGAGAAAGAAGTTTTCAACCAAAGGTGAAGCAGTTGCATTCGAACATTATTACCGGGAAGAGGCGCAAAATAAGCCGTGGATGGGGGAAAAAGACGACCGCAGGCGCTTAAGCGAACTCATTGAGCTATGGCATGACCTGCACGGTCAGTCTCTTACAGCCAGTAAGTCACGTTTGGCCAAACTGCATATTGTTTGCCGTGGTCTTGGTGATCCGGTCGCAGCTCAACTAACAGCGAAAGATTTTGCCCATTATCGAGACAAACGCCTGAAAGGTGAAATCGACAATGGCTATCATGCAAATCCTGAGAAATGGATTGCGAAACCTGTGACTGTGAATCGAGAGCAGCAATATCTCGAAGCTGTTTTCAACGAGCTGAAGCGGTTGGGTGAGTGGAGACTGCCAAACCCTCTCGAGGGCGTCCGAGTTTTCAAAGAGGCTGAAAAAGAAATGTCGTGGCTTACCCAGCCACAAATTCACGAAGTACTCAACGCTTGTGAGTCATACGGAAAAATTAACTTAACTCGTATCGTCAAAGTTTGCCTGGCGACCGGCGCTCGCTGGAGCGAGGCTGAGCGTCTTACACGTTCACAGCTTTCACCCCACAAGCTGACTTTCACGAAAACCAAGGGTAAGAAAAACCGCACAGTACCTATTCCTCGTTGGTTGTATGACGAGTTGTCTCCTTTGCAGGGGAAAATGTTCCAGCCATGCTATCAAGAATTTAAGAAAATGCTCGCCCTGACCGATATTAAGTTAGCTGAGGGGCAGATGACGCATGTGCTGCGTCATACTTTTGCATCTCATTTCATGATGAATGGAGGTAATATATTGGTTCTCCAGCGAATTTTAGGGCATTCCAATATAAGGGAAACGATGAGGTATTCTCATTTCGCTCCCGATCATTTGGAAGAGGCTGCGTTATTGAATCCTATTTCTAATTATTGTGAGGTTGAGTCATGAGTTCTGAGGGAAACGAGGTAGAGGTGACAAAAGAGGATTATATAATCTATTTTAAGTTGAAAAGGGGGAAGTTCAACATGATAGAGATATTAGTCGTCTTTGTTATTTCTCTTTTCATATTTAATTTCGGTTTGTTAGATTCAACCTTCAGATTTTTATTCGCTGGGGATGGTGGTGCAATAAACAGAATGCCGACTGGTGTTCAGGTATTGTTTGTTACATCACTTGATATAATTTATACAGTGGTTTATGGCATATCCCCAATGCAAAAGATTATTTTAAAGGTTACAGGATATGGTGAAAAAGAAGATAAGGATGAGGGCTTCGGCAGTGGTCGTGTGGCTCCAGCATTGGTAGCAGAGGCAGAGAGTCAAAATGAAGAAGAAACGTTTGAAAATTATTTGAAGAAATTGATAAAAAGTTCCGAGCGACTTTCAAATACAATTCTTGTTAGGGGGAATCTTTATCTTTTTTTAGGTATTCTTTTTTCTCTGTGTGGTTTGGTGTTTTTCTATACGCAAGCACATACTCTTAATCCTACAAACGACGTAATGCGTCAAATAATATCGTTACTTCCAAATTTTGGTGTTTTGTTTTTTATCGAATTGATTTCATTTTTCTTTTTAAAACAGTATAGAGTTACCATGGATGAATTCAGATACTATGAAGCAATAAAACGCTCTCGAGAAGAAATTTTGACAATAGTGAAACTTTATTTATCTATTGGAAAAGAATCAGATTTAAGCAGTGTTTTAGACAGAATTAGCCTAAGTTCCCAAGTCGGGAAATTAGACTCTGGTCAGTCAACCGAACTCCTTGAATCAAGAAAACTTGATAAAAGTGAATTAGACTCGTTGACCAAGATTATTGAGGTCGCGATAGGTAAACTCGGCTCAGGTAAGTAG